CCGAAGGGAGGTATATAAAAATATTATATATACGCGCGCGCGTGCGAGAGCCGCAATTGTGCGCGTGAGGAGTAGCACCTCAGCCCTAGAGCTACAGACACACAAAAAGATTTTGAAAGGAGTAAAAATCATCATGTCAAAAACAAACACAACGATAGGCTTCCACCCTGAACACAGTGAGGAACGAAACGACTTCCCCTTTGACCTCCCGTATGTCGTCGACCACAGCACCAACCGGCGCTATGTTCGTGCTGAGCGCCTCTACAAATACATCCTCGGTGTGGATATGCTTGACACTGCAAACCAAACACCACCTCTTAAGAACGACTTCACGAAATGGATCAAATCCCTCATCGGCTGGCATCGCCTCGAGCGTGGAAGCGACTATATCGAAGGAGGTACCGTATACTTCCATCTCCCCACAGCATGGTATCTTCTCATCAGAGAAGCAGAGCCGCCGCAGAGAAAAGAAATCCTCTCCTACCTCAGCGCATGTGAAGAAACCATATGGGATGACGACCTTGAAGATGACTTCTATGGGGATGATGATGATCCGTATGAAGATTACATTCACAGATACGAAGATGAAGAGGCGACTGATGATGAAGCAGTAGGAGAAGAGGAGCAGAAATATCGAGCCCTCATAGATGCCAAACTGGATGAGCTCATAGACCACATGGACGAGCTTGAAGACCGCACAGCCTCTCTTGAGACAAAGTTGTGCAACATCCGTATATCCATGAGTGAATAACCGTCATGAAACATAGAGAAAGGAGAACATACAAAAATGCAAATACCAAAACTCCCCGAAGGATTCCCTGCACTGCATCAACCTGAGAACCCTCATGAGGAAGAACCCTACATCGACATCCGGGAGCTTCACGAATGGTTAAACGTCTCAACACTTTTTCCGCAGTGGTGGAGTAAATGCAGGAAATACCTCCAACTCAAAGAGGGCGTCGACTACACAGAGACAAAAGACAAATATGGTAAACAGACCGTCCACGCACCGCTATACATTACATGGATGCTAGTCTTTTGCTGCAAGAGTATACGACAGAAGATTGACACCGTTGCCTACCTTCTGGATTGTGACGCCATGCTGAGGGAGATCCTCTCTGAAGGCATCCCTAAGAAAGGAGGAGCATCTAAAAATGAGTAGCAGCAGTATTGAAACTCTCTCTGCCTGTGTCGACGACATCCTCACGCGTGCCGGATTCCTCGACGAACCTCTTGAGACCGTCGTTAAAGACACCACGGTGAACCCAAGTTATTACAACCACTCCGCCCATCAGCCCATCGAGACCATGGAAGCCAACATGCCCGTACAGCAGCTTGTCGGCTACCTCCGAGGCAACATCATCAAGTATGCCTGCCGCATGGGAAAAAAGGAAACCGCCTTAAAGGACGCTAGGAAACTGGCACAATACGCCTCATGGCTGGAGAAAGTCTTATCAGGAGGATACATATCCCCTTCGAACGATCCTTCACAGAAGGAGCACCTTGTACCATCAAACGCAAAAGCAAAGGAGTAAATTAAACATCATGAACAATAACAGTAGCAACAATCACAGCAAACGACAGAAATCCATCATCACCGCCGTCGGACAGGTATACTATCCGAAGATTTTTACCCCCGGGGAGTATAACGGACAGAGCACAGGTTATACCGTGGACGTCGTATTTGACGACCCGCAGGCGGAGGCGACACTGACGCAGCTTGCCGAAGCATGTCTGGACGAAGCAAAGGCAGCCCCCGAGTGGAAGGGCAAAAAGTGGTCGCGTCCCTTCTACCCCTACTCTGAGACCGAAGCAGACGACCCTGTATTCAAAGGCAAGACAAAATGGCGCTTCAAGAAGAATGCAGAGTACACCGACCGCGTCACAGGGGAGACCAAACAGACTCTCCCGCCGGCAGTGTTCGACATCAAGGGGAACCCTGTCACTGACAAAGACCTCATCATCGGGAATGGGAGCCTTGTACGTATCGCCTTTGTACCGCGCCCATACTATGCATCCCCGACAGTCCACGGCGTACGCTTCGAGATGAGTGCCGTGCAGCTTGTCGAGGTCAAGCCTTGGGAGAGAGATGCTGCGTCTTATGGTTTTAACGTCGTCGGAGCAGATGCCGACGGTGGCGAAGACCTCAGCGCCTACACCTCATCCCCGTATGAGATTGCCCCGACGGAAGAAATGGACGGTGACTTCTAAGATTAACAACCGCATCTACAAAGGCACACATAAAGGGAGTCCCTACAGGAGCGGGCTCGAGGACAGGATTGCGAGAGAGCTGGCATATGCGGGCATAACAGCACAGTATGAGAGCACACGTATCTCATACCTTATGCCTGAGAGCACGCACACCTACACCCCTGACTTCCTGCTTCCGAACGGAATCTACATTGAGACCAAAGGCTATTTCAGCCCGGAGGACAGGAAGAAGCATCTGCTCATAAAAGAACAACACCCTGACCTCGACATCCGCTTCGTCTTTTCCTCGAGCAGAACCAAACTTCGAAAAGGCGGGAAGCTCACATACGGTGATTGGTGCAAAAAGAACGGATTCCTCTTCGCCGACAAGCATATCCCAACAGCATGGACGAAGGAACATCCGGGAAACAAAGACACAGACATGCTGCTCACACTTCCGTAATGCCCTCTAGAATCGTTCAAAACATCTTTCAGGTATTCTTTATCGCGTTACCACATTAAAGCCTCTCAAAGGGCTTATTTTTATGTCTTGATGAAAAGGAGGTTAGAAGAAAATCCAAGCACACAAAAAAGAAGAAGCGGAAGAAGTAACTCTCATCCAAGCGCACCTCCCCTGCAAACGCTGCGGCAGTCATGATGCCTTAGCACTCTACAGCGACGGACACACGCACTGCTTCTCCTGCGGCATCTCTGAGAACAATACGGAGGAGGAAGCGCTAGAGGACACAGGAGAAGAAGAGAGCATCAGCAGTGAAAGCATCTTCAAAGGCGCAACCTACTACAGCTCCCTCCAAAAACGACGCATCACCGAAGCGACATGCCGCAAGTATGGATACCGCTTAGGTACTTACCACGGAGAGACTGTACAGCTCGCACCTTATTGTGATGAGACAGGTAAAGAGGTCGGATTCAAAGTCCGAGGAAAAGGGAAAGAGTTTCGAACCATAGGCAAGATACCGTGTCGATTCTTCGGACAACACCTCTTTTCAGGAGGGCGAAAGCTCGTCATCACAGAAGGAGAAATCGATTGTCTCACAGTCTCCCAGGCACAGGGTAACAAATACCCTGTTGTCTCCCTTCCGCAGGGTGCACAGAGTGCCAAGAAAACAATCAAAGAAAATCTCAACTGGTTATCAGGTTTCGAAGAAGTTATCCTCATGTTTGACATGGACGAACCGGGGCGCAAGGCAAGTACGCAGTGCTCCTCACTTCTCCCGCAAGGACAGGTGAAGATAGCGACACTTCCACGGAAAGATCCAAGCGAATGTCTCATGAACGGGGACGCAGCCAGTATCATCAGCGCAATATGGAACGCAGCACCCTACCGACCCGACGGCATCCTCAACCCGAAAGATGAGAAAGAGAAACTGCTCAGCAGTGAAGAGGGGGAGGATAGCCGACCCTATCCTTTCCCTTGGAACATCGAGCTGAATCAAATGACAGGCGGAGGCATGCGCAAAGGAGAACTCCTCCTCATGACCGCGGGTACCGGCATCGGCAAGAGCACAGCGGCAAGAGAGATTGCCTATCATCTCAAAATGCACGAAGGCTGCAGCGTCGGAATGCTCATGCTCGAAGAGAACCCAAAGAAAACCATGCGGGATTTGCTCAGCATCCATCGAGAAAAACCCTTACACCTTGTATGGACAAAAGAGAGAAAGACCAAAGCCACCGCCAAAGCCTTTGATGCTGTCTTTGGAGACGGGAAGTTCCTGCTCTACGACCACTTCGGAAGTCTCGGAGAGGACAGACTCTTGTCGGCAATCCGCTACATGATTGTCGGGGAAGGATGTGACTTCGTTATCCTCGACCACATATCCATCGCAGTCTCAGCCTTAGAGACTAGTGGAGGGGATGAGCGCAAGACCATAGACATCATCATGACAAAGCTCCGATCCCTTGTCGAAGAGACAGGCGCAGGCGTGATTGTCATATCGCATTTACGCAAACCCGACAGCAAACAAGGCAATCCATTTGAACAAGGTGGGAAGATTAGCCTTGACGACCTAAGGGGAAGCGGGAGTCTCAAACAGCTCCCCGATACAATTATCGCTTTGGAACGAAACCAACAAGCAGATGTCGAAGGAGAGCGGAACCTGCTCAGCGTCCGGCTGCTCAAATGCAGATTCACAGGACAAACAGGTCTCGCAGGGCATCTCATGTGGAACAGCAAAAAGAATCGCATCACAGTCGAAGAAGCATCCCTCGACCTTCCGCCTCAAAGCGACAAAGAAAAAGAAGAACAAACAAAAGACACAACAAAGGGCTCAGTATCAGCAGCTGAGCCTTTTTAATTTCTAGGCACAAAAGAAAGGAGAACAAAATATCATGAATAACGAATTGCAGATTTTCAAAAACGAGGAATTTGGACAGGTGCGGACAGTGCTTGTCAATAACGAACCGTACTTTGTTGGCAAAGACGTCGCTGAGATTCTCGGTTATGCAAAACCCCTCAACGCTTTGGCAACACATGTTGACGAAGATGACTCCCTGAAACAGGGACTCATCGATAGCATGGGGAGAAAGCAGGAGACCATCGTCATCAACGAATCCGGACTCTACTCTCTCATCCTCTCATCAAAACTACCCACCGCAAAGAAATTCAAGCGTTGGGTAACGTCCGAGGTCCTCCCCTCCATCCGCGAACACGGCGCATACATGACACCTGAGACCATTGAGAGCGTCCTGCTCTCCCCGGACACACTCATCAAGCTCGCACAGAACCTCAAGGACGAGCAGGAAAAACGCAAAGCAGCAGAAGCGCAGCTTGCAGCAGATCGTCCGAAGGTCATCTTTTCCGACGCCGTAAGCGTCTCTCATACGAGCATCCTCATCGGAGACCTTGCAAAAATCCTCAAGCAGAACCATATCGACATGGGACAGAGGCGTCTTTTTGATTGGATGCGTGAACACGGCTACCTCATCAAACGTAAAGGAGCCGATTACAACTCCCCCTCGCAGCGTGCCATGGAGCAGGGCTTGTTTGAAATCAAAGAAACCGTCATCACACATGCCGACGGACACACCTCCATCTCCAAGACCACAAAGGTAACCGGCAAAGGACAAATCTACTTTGTCAACAAATTCCTTGCATAAGTGAAGAAAGGAGCGAACATTTTACCATGTTTACACCACAGCAGCACACAGACTACAACCTCACCATTCATCCCCTTACATTGCGGCAGACGAGCAAACGTATTGCCGACTGGCAAAGCCTCTTCAACAGCTCGCTTGATGAGCTCAAGTACTGCCTTGCCTGTGACTACTTCCCTGAAGAATACACAGCGGACAGGAAACCGAGTGAGGATGCCATCGAAGAAATCGTCAAACTCACCACACATATGGTCACCATGCTGCGCGGCATGGGCGTTACTCCCGAGGAGCTGCGCCGCATCGAAGAGCGCGTCCGTACCCGTCACGAAACACAAGGACTTCTCGGAGAGGATCTGCCAAAAGACAAAGAAGAAGGATGGTACTGATGCCTTATGCTCATCTTCGACATCGAGACCGACGGACTCTTGAGAGACGTATCAAAAGTCTACTGCATGACCGTCTACAACTCTGAGACTAAGGAAACCACCGCATACACCCCGGAGACCATTAACAGCGGCATCTTCGACCTCTACCACGAATGGACGAACGACACACATATCTGCGGGCACAACATCATCGGCTACGACATTCCTGCTCTCTGCAGATGTACCTCTGACAGACTCCTCATCACAGAGGACATGAAGCGGCGCTGTGTCGATACACTCGTACTCTCCCGTCTCTACTACCCGAACATCATAGACATCGACATGAACCTTGTACGCAAAGGCATCCTCCCCACAAAACTCATGGGCAGACACAGCCTTGAAGCGTGGGGATACAGACTCGGTGTCTTAAAAGGTGATTACGGAAAACAGGCGTCTGCTTGGGACTGTTACACAGACGAAATGCTCACCTACAACATGCAGGACGTCGAGGTCACCAAAGCACTTTGGGAGCACCTCATGAAGCAGGACTACGACATGAGAGCTGTGACCTTAGAGCATAGAGTCGCCTGGATATGCAGCGAGATAGAGCAGAACGGCTTCCCTTTCGACAAAGAAAAAGCTGAGGACTTGGAAAAAGAACTCCGCATCAAAGACGCCGAGGTACAGGACAAACTCATCACCGCCATCCCCGAGCTGCCGGACAAAGACTTCATCCCGAAGCGTGACAACAGCGCCAAAGGATATAAAAAAGGCGTCCCCGTCAAACGAACAAAACCTTTCAACCCATCCTCAAGACAGCAGATAGAGTATGTTCTTCGCGTCATGTACGGCTACAGCCCTCGCGAAGAAAAACTCTATGACAAAGGAACGACAGGCAGAGCACGATTGAAGATTGACGAAGAGACCTTCAAGTTCATACTCAGTGACGAGAACGCTCCTGAGAATGTCAAAGAACTAGCAAGACTATTTGCCGACAGCCTCCTCTACACAAAGCGCCTCGGACAGCTTGCAGACGGAAAACACGCGTGGTTAAAGGAGTATGACAAACGCGACGGACGCATCCATGGACAGGTGATAGGGAACGGCACAGTCTCAGGAAGGGCAAGTCACAACAACCCGAACTTAGCGCAGGTGCCGAACAGTTCCAGTCCCTATGGCAAAGAATGCAGAGCCTTATTTCACCCGGGAGAAGGAAGAGTACAGGCAGGCATCGACGCATCAGGACTAGAGTTACGGTGTCTCGCACACTACCTTTACTCCTACGACGGCGGTGCATATGCCAAGGAAATCCTCGAAGGGGACATCCATACCAAGAACCAACACGCCGCAGGACTCGAGACACGAAACCAGGCGAAGACATTTATCTACGGCTATTTATACGGAGCAGGAGCTGCCAAAATAGGCGAGATTGTCGGCGGCGGTGAGAGCGAAGGGAAAGCCCTCAAGGCAAAATTCCTTAAGAACCTCCCCGCTGTCAAAGACTTACAGAACGCCATCCAAAACGCCCTTGTTGAAAAAGGAGACAGAGGACAGATTATCCGGTGGAAGAGGAAATACCTCAAAGGCTTAGACGGCAGGATCCTTCCTGTACGCAGCCTCCACTCAGCCTTAAACCTACTCCTCCAAAGCGCAGGAGCGATTGTGTGTAAAGTATGGCTAATGTCTCTCGACCAAAGACTCATCAAACGTGGACTACAGAAAGGCATAAATAAAGATTATGCTATCCTCGGATGGATCCACGACGAGTGTCAGTACTCCTGTAAAGATGAGGCAACAGCACACATCATCATCGAAGAAGCCCAAGAAGCCATGCGCGACGCGCAGCACAAACTCGGCTTCAAGTGTCAACTGGACACAGAGGGCAAGACAGGACACAACTGGCAGGAATGTCATTGAAGAACAAAAGAAAGGTAATACAGGTGAACAAATGGACATGGTAAAGCAAGACCTCAAATGCCCCAGGTGCGGCAAACGCCTCCTCCGCAGCTACAGCTTCCACATCAAAAGTATTACATGCAGCTGCGGCTGCCGGATGAACCTCATGCACAACGTAGAACGCGCACAGCCGAACAAACTCATCGAGAGCACCACAACAGGCACAGACAAATGAGTGTAAAAAGGAAACGCAAAAAGAGCCTCTTAGTGCTTGTCGATGCAGACATGGTCGCCTTCCGCGCAGCCTCGAGTGCCGAACAGGAAATTCGGTGGGGAGAGAGCGACCTATGGACACTGCACAGCTTCCTCCCTGATGCCGTCAGCAATATGCAGCACTCATGCTTTTATGCCTATAACCGCATCAATGACATCCTCTTCCAGGAGCAGCTTCCCTATACCGTCCCCAACTGGACACGATGGATATACTGTTTCAGCGACAGGACGGGAGGGAACTTCCGCAAACAGGTGCTTCTCACGTACAAAGCCAACCGTGCAGACAAGCGCAAACCCTTAGCCTATCATGCCTTGGTCGATTACATGTGCAAAGAGCTTCCGAGCCGATGGGAGCAGGAACTCGAAGCAGATGACATCATAGGACTTTTAGCCTATAAAGCAAAACAGGATGTCCTTATTATCAGCGGAGACAAAGACCTCAGGCAGATCCCCGATGTGTGGTATTACAACTTCCTCAAAGCTGAGATGAATTATGTCTCGCAGCAGGAAGCCGACTTCCAATTCTACAAACAGGCACTCATGGGAGACCCGACCGACGGCTACCCCGGATGCCCCGGCGTCGGAGAGAAGAAAGCTGAAGAGCTGCTCATGAAGCATGGGATGGCATGGAAAACCCTTGTCGATGCATACGCAGCAAAAGGACTCACGGAGGCAGATGCATTGGTACAGGCACGATGCGCCTACATCCTCCACAGCAAAGGAGATTACAACAAAAGCAGAACACTCGAAAGGAGAGTACGATTATGGACACCTACAACAGCAAAGGAATCCCATACATCAGCAGAGACATCATAGAGCACCTTGAGAATCGCTACAGCACAAGCGTCATGCTCAGCAGCGCTTCGTATAATCAGGGATACAAAAGTGACACACAGCCGTCTGAGCCCTATAAACTCGGCTACATCAGCGGCATGAACCACATCATCACTTACCTCAAGACCCTGTGCATCGAGCAGGAGGAAGAAGCCTATGATGCACTGAAAGGAGGTGAGTAACTACATATGGGAGCAGCAGCAGGAATCGTTGCAGGAGCACTCGGACTGTTGGGAGCACACAAACAGGCAAGCGCAGCGAAAGACGCAGCAGCGGCAGGAGCTAGAGACGTGCAGGAAGCGACAAAGGTCAAAGCCTATGACCTCGTAAAGGACACCCACAGCCAGACAGCAGACAGCGCACAGCTCGGCAGTACCGACCGTAAGGACAGACGCAGAGGGAAGAATGCCCTCACCATCAACAGAGGAGACAACACACTAAGCGGTGGAGGCAGCGCAGGAATCACGAGCACAGGACTCAACATCTAAAGAGAAAGGAGCACAAAAGCCTATGGCAAGTATCGGAG